TTTTGATTTGTAATTGGATTTATAATTGGATTAATAATTGAAATTGGATTAATAAGAGGAACATCATTATTTCTTTCTTTTTGTATTCTTTCAAGTAGTTCATTCATACTATTGTTTTCTAAAGGCGTATCTTTTGTTTCACTAAAATCAATTGATTCAGGAACTTTTTTAGTAATTAAATTAGTAAAAGATACTTTTTTCTCCAATAACTCTTTTTCAAATTCTTCTGATTTCTCATTTTTGAAAATATCTTTTATGTCTAGTGGTGTTAATAATGACTTCTTAAAATTATTAATATCTAACATAATATTTTGTAAAATGATTTTATTTAATTTCATAACAATATTTTTAGACTCGCCAGTTTTATAATTAGTAATAAAAATTTCTTTATTTTCGTTAAATGTTTTTGTTATATTATTTTCAAAAATAGCCTTTACATTTGAAAACTTTGACTCTGGAATATTAACAAACGCTTTATTATTAGACAATATATTCCATAAAAGTTCTTTATTTTGTTCGCTTAATAATATATTAGACATAATTCTATATTATACTATTTATAGACATTAGTTTTAACTTACTTTAAACGTTAAATAATTATTTTAACTTTCAATAATTAAAATAATTTACAATGTGTCTTTTTTAAATCACAAGTTACAAAAATGTATAAAGTTAATATTGTCAATGTTAATAGCGATGTACTAATTATAATATTTGCAATAATAAATTTTATTGATGTTATATTTGTTTCTTCATTAGTCACTTCTAGTAACTCTCTTGGTTCTTGCATTAAAGATTTCCTACATACAATACAAGTATTGTTTTTTGTTAACCATTGACTATAACATTTACTATGAACATAATAAACTCCGCAATGAGTTATTGCTTTTAAATTATTAGACTCTTCCAAGCATATTAAACAACTTTGCATTCTTAATATATAAACATAAAAATATAAACATATTTTATATTTATATTATAAATCAATTTTTTATATTATCATATATTAGTTAAATATGTTTGTTTTATTATTACTTATTCAAACATTATTTTCATATATTGTGCCAACATACAACCCAAAAACACAAGTTCATTTACATTTAGAAAAATTTAACAATGAATTAAATTTATATCATATTGGAATTAGTTTTAAAAACGAAGATATTGTTTTAAGATATGATTACAGACCATTTTGCGACCCAACAAAATGCGAATATAAAACAATTAATAATATTGGAGTTTCTAGTATTGGAGTTTCTAGTACAAGCGTTATAAATAAAGAAGTAAGATTAATTGATAAAATATACAAATTTTATATTCCTGAAACTTTACCCAATAAAACCATATATTGGGGTGAAACTAGCAAAACATTGGACGAAGTTGTTGAATTTGAAAAAACTCTACAAAAAAAATATATACTGGGTATTAATGATTGTCGTCATTATGTGAATCGTTTTTCACGATGGGCACTAAATAAACGCACTCCTATTTGGAAATTAGATAAACTATGGAACCAATCATATACGTAATTATTTTTCAAAATAATATTATTTCTAAAGTATATTTTTATAAACAATAAAAATATACTATATTATGTTATATATTTAATTTTTACGTCTTCAAATAGATTTATTTCTACGTCTTCGAATAGATTTGTTTCTACGTCTTCTATTACTAACACGTCTTGATTTTCTAAAGCGTTTTTGACCACCCCTACCCTTCATATATTCATCAAGCTCCGCGTCTAATTTTGCTTTTTCTTTGAAATATTGTTTCGGGGGTAACGATGGGGGAGGGGGATCCCAAGAGGGCATCTGGGTGCTATAACCGCTCATTTTTATATATATATATAAATATAAAAATTATTCTAAATATATAAAAATTATTCCTAAAATATTATTTAAAAATTTAATTAATATAATATTATTTAAAAATTTAATTAATATAATATTATTTAAAAATTTAATTAATATAATATTATTTTTACTATTTACTATTTACTATTTATTATTGATTAGTTATTATTTTTCAAAATAATTATCCAATGTTCTTCGAATTAGTCTCTTTGGTGGAGGTTCGCCATTTATATATGCGTTTATATACCTATTAAAAGTATTAAAATTTAAAAGCATAAGAATAAACACAACTACTATAAATAATATATTAAAATTTTTGTTTTTAACAAACCCCATATATAGTATAAAATTATAAATATTATTATATAATTATAATTATGATGTTATTTACTAAATAGTAATCTACTTTTTACTTATTCCTAAAAAACTTCTTCCAATTTTGCTTGTAACAAACATTCCTAGACCAGAAGCTATTTGAATATAAAATATATTAGTTTTCTTGGTACAGCAAAGTAAATAACCAGATAAAATAACAAAGACTAAGAAAAACATCCAAAACAAGCGAGTATAAAAATCCATATTTTATATAGTATAATATTAATCATTAAATTGTGAACCCAATTTTATATTTGCTTCATTATAATATTTTTTCCTATATTCTCTCATTGTTTCATCTTTAATGCGTGTAGTTTTAAAATAATTATACGTTTTATTTTCTTGTAATAATTCTATTATAAAATATAATGTATACATCCCACATTGTCCATCTCCAAATTGATGTGTAAAACCTTCATTATTATCGGCAATTAATTTAATATTTAAATTATGTGCTTGATTTACTATTCTATCAATTAAAACTTTAATTTGTTTTGGTGTTTTAGCCCCATTACTATCAAAGTAAAAAATAAATTTTTTAGTCAAGTCTAAAAATAATGCAATCCAATGTTGTCCAGGTTTATTATGTGGATCAGTATTAAATATTACGCCTATTTTACTAATTTTATTTCTTATGTGTTCCTCTAAATTGAAATTGCATAATTGCTCCCATACACAAGTTGAAAATAATTCTTTTGAGTCAAAATCTATTGGCGATGGTCCAATAAATTTGAAATTGCTATTTGATTTTTCATATTGCTTCATTATTTTTATTATATCAACACTAGATAACCAAGTATTTGGTTTGCTAGACCAAGTATCAGGAGAGAAAGGTTTAAATATTTCTTTTATTAATAATTCACTATTATTTACTTTATTTAATGGAGTATTTTTTAACCAGCATAATTCATCATAACATTGTTTATCTAATTTATTTTTAAAATATTCCCATATTTCTTTGCTATTATTTGTTACTATTTTATCACTATTATTTGCATTCCATACATCTTTAAATAATTGTAAATTGCTCCTCGAATAGCAAGTATAATCTTTTAATTCTTGGTCTATATTTTTGGTTTGGTATGGTGAACATTTAAGTTTATTAAATCTACGAGTTTTTCTTTGTTTATGTTTATATAAACGCATTTTTAACGGTGATTTTTTATATGTTTTTGGTACTAATTTTTTTGTTCTTATAAATTTTTTATTTATATTGTTTTTAACATTAATCATATTAATTATAATGTTACTAATTAATATATAATTATAAAAAAATTATTCCCTTTTTTGTGGAAGTATTTTTTTATTATATTTATTTGATTTTCTCATAACAAACAAATCTAAATTTGATATTTTTTTTGAAGTATCAGTTGGGCACATACAATTAATTGTTTCTGTAGTTATATTAAAATCACCGACGGTTTGATTTGTTAAACTATTATTTGAATACTCTTTTAATTCATCTTTTATTATATTTTTCATTTTTTTTTCTTTTAAATGTAGTATTAAGTTCAATACATATAATAAATAATACATTTTATATTTTTCACCTATATTTGTGTTATTACTTGTATTATTAACTAATAATTTTTCTAAAGTAGAAGTATTATATTTTAAAATTTGCTCTTTATATACATTAATATTGTCTTCTAAATTATCAAAAATTTCTTTTAATAAACTATTATTACTTAATAAATTTTCTAGTTTGTTTGTTTTTGCATATTGAACTTGATTTGTTAAATATAATAAGTCTACATTATTTATAAATGACTCA